ATGGATATCCCACGTATTTTTACTGTTAGCGAAAGCGAACACCGCATTCATAACCCCTTTACACCAGAGAAGTACGCGACGCTGGGCCGCGTGTTACGCATGAAGCCAGGCACACGCATTCTCGATCTCGGCAGCGGCTCGGGAGAGATGCTTTGTACCTGGGCACGTGATTACGGTATTACCGGTACCGGCATCGACATGAGCCCGCTCTTCACCGCGCAGGCCACGCGGCGCGCAGAGGAACTCGGCGTCAGCGAACGCGTCCATTTCGTTCATAACGACGCGTCTGGCTACGTCGCGAATGAAAAATGTGACGTGGCGGCCTGCGTTGGCGCAACCTGGATTGCAGGTGGCGTAGCCGGGACGATGGATCTGCTGGCAAAAAGCCTCAAGCCCGGGGGAATAATGCTCATCGGCGAACCGTACTGGCGTCAGGTACCCGCGACGGAGGAGATAGCTCAGGCCTGCGGCATCTCGTCGATTGCAGACTTTCTCACTCTGCCCGGTCTGGTTGCGTCTTTCGATCAACAGGGCTATGACCTGGTTGAAATGGTGCTGGCTGATCAGGAAGGCTGGGACAGGTACGAAGCCGCAAAATGGATGACCATGCGGCGCTGGCTGGAGGAAAACCCAGACGATGACTTCGCGCAGGAGGTTCGGGCGGAGCTGACGATAGCGCCTGAACGTCATGTGACGTACACGCGGGAGTACTTTGGCTGGGGAGTGTTTGCGTTAATGGCGCGATAACATAACGCTGGCGGTATAGCCTTTATGCCGCCGATCAACTTCTTTGAGGTACAAAACGATGACGCGAAAATGTGCAGCCATTAGCAACATTTGCTGCCATGATCTGAGAACGAGATTTACTGGAATGCAGGGCAACTATTTGATTTAGATGGTGCGATAATAGGAGCAAAACACAGAACATAATACCATGTATTTACTGTGATTTATTTTTACAAATAACGCAGATACCCGAATTGATACCCGTTTTGATTTCGCTCCCGATTGAGGAACAAAACAGGGCTATTCCGTAGCCCTGTACCAAGCTTGCCAACGGTATTTATCCAGCCGTAACTGGCGCAGGCATTCCGCTGTTTCGATGTCTGCTTGCAGATCTTCGTCGCTGTCTGTTCCTGCTTTACTCGCTCCCTTGCATGGCTCCTGCATCAAATCCGCTGATGGAATTGGCCGCATCGAGGGCTCGCTGCCGCAGCTGCACAGCGTGATCGTCAAAATCGCACTTAGTATGATTC